GCCAGCACTGATGCCAGTGAAAGCGCAGTACAGCGAGCACTAGCTGCACTACCACAAGACATAGAAGCACATTTTGAATATGTGGCCAACAATACAAATCGAGGCGCAGTTTATAATCAAGTGAGAACTATTAGGGGCATAGACAATCCTGCGGCCATTGTCATGCTGGTAGATGGTGATGACTCACTGGCTGCCGACAATACCATATTTGCTCGCTACAATTCTGAATACGCTACTGGCGCAGAATTCACTTATGGCAGTTGCTGGAGTGTGGTAGACAACATTCCCTTGATCAGTCAACCTTACCCTGAGGCAGTTAAACAAGCCGGCACGTATCGCGATCACAAGTTTAATTGGAACATGCCCTACACACATCTGCGTACTTTTGTACAGCGGCTAATTCAGCGTGTACCCGACAGTGACTTTCAAGATCATCAAGGGCGTTGGTATAAAGCAGGTGGGGATGGCAGTTTATTCTACAGTTTAATCGAACAAGCTGCACCTGAGGGAGTACGCTGTTTGACCGACATTGCTTATCTCTACAACGATGCTAGTCCACTAAACGACTACAAAGTCAATGGTGCTGAACAAACACGCAATGCTAATGAAATACTAGCTCGTAAAAAACCAAATTTATACACAGTGGTAGTTCCTACCATGTGGCGAGCTGCTGACCAGTTTGTTAAATTTTTAGGAGAACTGTGCGACTATGCACTGGTAGGTGAAATTGTTCTAATTGACAATGACAATACAGCAGCGCCCAGTGACCTCGCAGATCATCCCAAAATCAAACGCTTTGTTCCTGGAGAAAACATTTATGTTAACCCTGCTTGGAATTTAGGTGTTGAAGTTGCACAGTACGATCGCATTTGTATTGTCAATGACGATGTGACGTTTGATCTCAAACTGTTTGATCGACTAGTGGATCTCATCTCTCCCTCAGCGGGCTTGTTTGGACTGTGCCCGGGCGACCCCGTATTTGGACAGCCACCAGTTACTGATGGCAGCATTGACATTGTGCCTTGGCAACCCGGGCGGCACACACATGGATATGGCTGCTTGATGTTTGTACACCGAGCCAACTGGAATCCCATTCCCGATGAACTCAAAATCTACTATGGTGACAACTATATTTTTGATTGGCAACTGGCACAGGGCAGGACCAACTATTTTATCACCAATTTGACATTTTATACACCGTTTGCTAGTACTACATCCGACACCGCAATTACTGGTGGATTTTTAGCCAAAGAAAACCCAATTTACCACAAAATTAAACAAAATATGACTCAAAAACCCGCCGAAACTGTCAGTACAAATCTACCAGCACCTGTAGCAACAAAACGCATATTGATTGGTATTCCCACTGCAAAACACATTGAAGTGGACACTTTTAAAAGCATCTATGACCTAATCATACCTGACGGGTATACAGCAACGTTCCAATATTTTTATGGCTACAACATTGACCAAGTGCGTAATTTGATTGCACACTGGGTAGTGAATACGCCTTATGATTACTTGTTCAGTGTAGACAGCGACATTGCGTTCGCGCCCGATACACTGGTCAAACTGCTAGCCCATGATCGTGATGCTGTTACTGGACTTTATATTCAACGTAAACCCGGGCAGCATATACTGGAAGTGTATGAGGACAATGGACACGGTGGGGTCACCAATATACCCTATGAGAAAATCAAAGACCGTGGACTAATTGAAGTTCACGGTGCTGGATTTGGCTGTATACTGGTCAAGCGAGCTGTGTTTGATGCCATTGGCTATCCACAGTTTAAATATCAAAGTGCCATTGATCATGCCAACACCATCAGTGAAGATGTGTTCTTTTGTAGACGTGCTAGAGAGTGTGGATTCAAACTGTGGGCTGATACCAGCATCAAGTGTAGACACATTGGTGCAGGCGAGTTTGTAATTGATGACACTATTCCAGCAGCACAATCACAGTCAACTCAAGATCGCTTACGTGAGCTGGGCAGTCAACGTCTACTACCACAAAGCCATGTGGAATTCTTACATGCGCTAAAATCAAAAGGTGTCGAGCCCGGTGTTGTTTACGACATTGGCGCTTGTGTACTGCACTGGACCAATGAAGCGCACCGCGTGTGGCCTAATGCTGAGTATCATGTGTTTGACGCTATGGACAGCGTGGAGTTTATATATCAAGAGGAAGGCCTGCGCTATCACATTGGTGTACTCAGTAACACGGAACGTGCTGTGGATTTTTACCAAAATGACGAGCATCCTGGTGGCAACAGCTACTACTTGGAAAATGTAGCTGTAAATCCTGAAGCTCCTCAGTACTTTAATGAGCAGCATCGCAGACGTTTGCGTACAAAAACACTGGACTCGGTAGTGCGTGAACGCGGATTCCCTTGGCCTGACCTCTTAAAGATTGACGTACAAGGTGCTGAACTGGATGTGCTGCGTGGTGGCTCAGAATGTCTTCAGCACTGCAACCATGTGATATTAGAACTGCAAGTAGTAGAGTACAACACTGGTGCTCCCTTACGTGACACTGTAATTAACTACATGGCCGAACAGGGATTTGTGTGTCATGGCCTGTTCAGTAACAATGGACCCGACGGTGATTATTACTTTAGCCGCAGCTAAATATTTACATGGCTATCACGTTCCCTACTTCGCCCTCAGTTAATCAAGTTTTTACCAGCAGCGGTAGCAGTTGGATTTGGAACGGCAATTATTGGCAAAGCCGCGGATCAGGTACAGGTACGTTTAACATACCTACCAGTTACTTGGTTCGTCGGCAGAGTTTTACTGCCACAGGCAGTAGTGCAAACTTTACACTGACTGTTGCGCCCAATTCAGTAACCAATTTGGTGGTTTATGTGGCTGGTATTGAACAACCAGCCACAGCCTTTTCACTGTCGGGTGCAGTAGTTACACTGACGCCTACACCCGCAGCCAATGCTGTCATTGACATACTGGACTTTAGTTCAGGTGCGGTACTGGGCGCCATCAATCGCACAGTGCAAAATTTTGTTGCCACAGACGGGCAAACACTGATACTGTCAGCAATACAGTTTGTACCGGCACTGACAGACCTATTTGTAAACGGTATCCTTCAAAGCAGCAATCAGTACACTGCAGCCAGCAGTGGCTATTCTGTTACCATGTTGTATGGGCTAGCTGCAGGCGATCAGGTACGCTTGGTGTCCTATACCACAGTGTCGCCGGATCCTGTGGGGTTTGTGGTCAAGCGGCAAAACTACCTAGTGGCTTCCACGCAGACTGTGTTTACTGTGGCTGCAGGCTATAGACCTGGCTACATTGATGTTTATGTCAATGGTGTCAGACTCATAGACGGTGTGGGATTTACAGCAGTGGACGGGCAAACACTGACACTAACCAGTGCTGCTACCACAGGACAGCGAGTAGAGGTTCAAAGTTATGTGACTTCCGCTAACCAAGTTGCTGGTACATCTACCAGCTACTACAGTAGGAAATACACCGGGGATGGTAGTACTACTACATTTCTAGTGTCAACGCCCTTGTTGTCAACTAATTCGGTGTTGGTATTCAAAAATGGACTGTTACAGTTACCAGTTGATGACTACAGTGTAGTGGGCAGTCAAGTGGTATTTGTCACAGCACCGGCACTGAACGCAGTAATTCACATTCGCGAATTACCAGTTTAATTACCACCGTTGTTCAGGGCACTGCTCTGCGAATTCATAGACCTTTACTGGCATGACGTGCCCACTGACACGACAAGTTTGATCCTCTTGATACTGCTCGCAGGCTTGACACACTGTTAGTCGTTGATCGCCAATGGACTTGATGTTGATAATTTCAATTTCGGGATTAAACATGATCTTTACCAAGAAATAATAATTTTTGCATCACTACGTCGTATTCAAAAATACGCCACACTCCAGGGTGCAGTGGGGTAGGTCTTGCAGCAAGACTGGTCCAGCAATAGCCACTGTGCTCGTCATTGAGCACAGGCACAAACTCGTGTTCAACCATCATGTAAAATGTATGATACACAAAACGTCGATCTGCAGCAGTATACTGCTCTATGGGAACTATTTTTACGGGATCAAAAGTCATACCCAATTCCTCACAGTATTCTCTTGACAATGCTTGAATTGGGCTTTCGTCGTGCTCGGCCTTGCCGCCCACAATGCCCCAAGTGCCGCTGTAACTGCTGTTAACTCGTTGTAACCACAAATATCGATCAGTTGATTTTGCGTGTACCAGCGCACCGCAGCCCACCAAGTGTCCCAGTTCCATTACAACACCAAATGCCAACGTCCAGCAGGATACTCGCCATCATAGCTCTTAATCCAAGTTGTACCAGTCCACTTGTACTGTATTCCAGTGTTGATGTTAGTAACATAAGCCGGTCCGGCAGACAGTGCGGAATCAAAACTCACTGCCCAGTTGGTCCCATCAAATTCAATAATGTCATTAGCATGAGCAGAGAAACCAGTACCCCAAGCACTGGTTCCATTTATGGCCTCTAACAACAAATATCGTTGACCTGCAACAGGTGTGCCTAGTTTAACTCCGGGGATGGATTTTTCTGGATTGATAATAGCGTCAATTGGAAATATAGTATTAACCGGTACAGTGTCGCCGTCGATGGACACTAACAAGTCTGTGGGGCTGAGTGGGTTTTCAGATATCAGACCCACTATGTCGGGGGTGCCATCAGACTGAGTAAGATGCAGTTCACTTATGCCGTTGCGAATACGTCCAAACAATGTAATCACTGGTGCCCAATTTTGCAACACTCCGCCAGGCCCAATGGTGGTGGTGCTGACTGAATTGTCCAGCTGTGTACTATTGGGTGGTGAATATATTTGCACCTTCCCTGATAACAATATAATAGAGTAGTTTAACGGGGTAACATACTGTCGTTGTCCGTTCAACAGTTTGCCGGCAGTTATAGCTGCGTCCATTTCTTCGTTGGTGTCGTACACGCTGGCAATAATGCGTTCGATCACTCCCAATTTTTTCACTTTGGCTGGTGCTGAAATCCAAATTGGAATTTCAAATGTTAGTGTGGCAATGTCAATGGGGTTTTCTGTGCCTACTGGAATACTTCTGCTGCTCCATGTAGTGTCGGTTAGCTCTACGTAGCTCAAACTGCTCCAGTCAACATAGTTGTCGGTATTTTGTATTTCCAATGCTGGGTTGTACAGTGCTAGTATTTGTTCTAGTATTTGTAATTTTTGTTCAGTATTGGACGTCCAAATGTCCAATTTGAGGGTTAACTTGTAAGGCACCGGCATTAATCGTTCCACGCTGAAGCTGTTACCGCGAACCGACTGCAATTGACCAGACACTGGGTCCACTGCCCGTTGCCTAATGCTCATGGTGCTGACAAAATTGGGTTCTTGAACTCGGGTGCGATCGTATTTTAACTCGGACACTATTGCAGCCATAATGGGCACTGGCGGTAAAGCAGTTTCACTGTTGTTGCCTAGGATTTGTGCTGCTTGTCGAGTAGGATCACCATACATGACTGGTACACGAATAAGAGCACTGGTACCGGCCGAGTTCAAGCCGGTCTCAACTTCAAAGTTGCTCATTATGCGTATAAATTGCAGCAAAAATCTGCGTATTTGTTGATCGTAAAAATATGTTGACATGTATTAATCTTCTGTTGGGCGTAATGCCTTGCTGAGGCCTTGCCTACTGTTGATAATAGTACCACTAGAGTCAGTGAACAATTTGTCATTGTTAAAAAACCCACTCTTAAGTGTTTGGTTAGCAGCAGTGCCGGATGTGTAGTTGGTTCGAACCGAGTCTTCAATTTTGCGCCAAGCAACCCCGTCCCATCTAAACAATCGATTGGGTTTGTAATCAAGACGCAAGCAGTAGTCACCAATGGTGGGGCTACTAGGAAATTCAATGCCTTGAACAATAGGCAATCCGTTGGGACTGATCCCATCACCAGTTAAATAGCCTTTGATAGCTGAATCAGGGCTCAGTACTTGACTGTCTGTACTGGCTAGTCCAGTACCATCAATGGTTGCAGTATTATCTGCATTCAATGATTGCGGCACCCCGGGTGTTCCGTCCAAGTTAAGTGGCACTTGATACAATGGTGTAGTGTCATACCCACTCAATGGTACGTCTTTTTCTGATTGTGCAATAATTGCATCATTGATACTGATAAACGAATCGTATATAGCACTTACTCCAACGCCGTTGTTGATAATGTCTTTGTATTCTTGACTGTCAACCAAGGGTTCGCATTTAACGCGCCACAAGTGTGGCCACCAAGTTTGACTGAATCCTTCGGCTCCGCGACTTACATCTTTGATGACATAATATTTTCTCAATGCTTCGGGAACTGCGTTGAGATCCAATGGATAGTAGTCTTTTAAGTGTTCTAATTCCAGCACATCGCCAGTCATTAATCTACGCCCTACACTGTTGACCATGGTATTTAAATGAAATACAATGAATATTGTATCATTAGACAACTGTATTCCAAATTGACTTAAATCAAAGTCATTGTCACTGACTTGATAAATGCCGCGTAAGTTAAATACGTCGGTGCTGTAGGTGCGGTCTCGGTTTTCTAAAAACAGTAGATCTTGAATGTTTTTGGCTGTGGGATTACTGTATTCGGGAACTGTGGAATCTGTACTGTCGGTTTGTGTCGCAGGGCCGAGATATAGGTGGATGTTGACACCCGTACCGCCAACAGTAAATTGTTCATTAATGATTCGATCAAAAAAACGATAATCATTGGTATGTTTACCATTTTTCCACATTGACAATCTAGGCATACCCGATCCTTTTAGATATTTATGGCTAGACAACACCGGTTGACACACCAATTAAATACTGCTATACTGTGTGGAAGTTGACAATTTGGAGGCTGACATGGCTCGTATCAAAGTTGAAAAGTCTGCTCGTAAAACTCGTGCGCCACGGAACCCGTTATTCCTTGACGAAAAGTACTTTGGCCCTGAGCCGGTGTGGGATACTGTGGCAGCCATGGAACTGACCGAAGCAGAGTTTGACACACAACTGCGTAACAGTTTCCGCTACTACAATTATTTTTACAGTAACCGTGAACTACGTCCTGAATTTAACAGTTGGTTGTCCAAAAGCGACTTGGTTGATGCAGATACACTGCGTGCCTATTTGAAATCGCCCGACAGTTTGACGCCGATTACTGTAGCGGCCTTGGTGCGAGCCCATAGGCAAGGCATGCCCATGCGTGATCGTTTTCGTGACCACATTAAGCACACTGTACTCGGCATTGTTAACCGTGCGGCACTGGGCACTGCTCCTGCCGAAACGGAAAAAGAAAAACCCAAGACTGTAGTTAAACAGCCTACAATTCAAGATCGTCTGCGCGAAATTGCTGAGGGGTATATTGCACATATTGAAACTTTTGAAGACCAATTAGAAACAGAAGCTGTGACGTTTGACGCTTATGGTTACTTTCATGAAAAAACTGCAACACAAGGTGCTGTTGTTGCTGTCGGCAAATTCTTCCGTCCGCATTTTGAAGAAATTACAGCGGCAGCTGGGGGTGAGGACGAGCAGCTCAAAGAAGGTTACAGTAAATGGAATCGAGCTCGCTTCAAACGCTACATTGCATTTTATACGGCACTGTTTGCCGACATTGAGCGCTACCAGCAACACAAAACAGTGGTTCGCAAGCCGCGTGTTAAACGTGCGCCCAGCAAGGAAAAATTGGTTGCTCGTGTCAAGTACATGAAACAAGATGCTGTTCTCAAATTGACATCAATCAATCCAGCCGATATCATAGGTGCTGCCCAACTTTGGGTGTTTAATACTCGTACTCGTAAATTGGGTGTATATGTAGCCGATGCACTACAAGGGCCATTGTCGATCAAAGGCACTAGCATAGTGGGCTTTGACGAAACTGCTAGCATCAACAAAACTGTGAGGAAACCTGCAGACACACTGAGAGACTTTTTTAAAGCCACTAAGCCGGCTCTTAAAAAGTTTTTAGGTGCTATCAAGTCTACTGAGTCCAAATTGACAGGCAGGCTCAGCGAGGATACGATATTGCTTAAAGTGTTGTAAAGCGGTAAATATCCAAAAGGATAAATTATGAGTTCCACAGTTGACACGCTACGAGATAATATCGCCGACTATGTGTTTGACCGTCTGGGATCAGGCATTGTTGACGTTGAGCTAGACAAAAAGCACATCGACACAGCAATTAATCGCGCTCTACAGCGTTATCGCCAGCGGGCACAAAACAGTGTAGAGGAAAGTTATTTGGTATTGAGTATCAACAAGGAACAAAGTGACTATGTGCTACCACAAGAAGTAATTACAGTCAAACAAGTGCTTAGGCGTGGTATTGGATCAGTGACTGGTACTACAGCTAGTCAATTTGAACCATTTGCTAGTGGCTATATGAATACTTACATGTTAGTGGCCGAGCGTGTTGGCGGATTAGCTAGCTATGACATGTTTACACAATATCAAGAGTTGGCCATGCGTATGTTTGGCGGCTTTATTAATTTCACATGGAATCAAGTTACTAAAACCGTATCATTGATTAGGAAATTCCCACAAGGCGGCGAAGATGTTATTCTTTTGACCTATAACTACAAGCCCGAGATTACACTGCTGAGTGACTACTTGATTCAGCCTTGGATTCAAGACTATGCACTGGCAGTGAGCAAAGACATTATTGGTCAAGCAAGAGAAAAATTTGGATCCATTGCTGGCCCACAGGGTGGTACTACTCTAAATGGAGCTTCACTAAAAGCCGAAGCCAAAGAAGAAATGGAACGGCTGGAGGAAGAATTGAAGAAATTTGTAGACGGCAGTCAGCCTTATACTTTTGTTATTGGGTGATCTGTGTTTATACCAATCGCTGCTGCTCGTGAACGTTATGCAATTTGTAAAAGTTGCGATGAATTTAATGCTACTATTAAAACCTGTAAAAAGTGCGGGTGCTTTATGCCTGCCAAAGTTGCAGTATATTATGCACGATGCCCCGTAGGCAAATGGTGCCAACCTGCAGGGGAACCCACTACAACCACTGAATATCGTGTCGAGGATTAATTGATTATTGGACTTTCTGGCCTTATTGGCTCGGGCAAAAACACTGCAGCCGACTACTTAAAACGATCACATGGCTTTACACAACTGGCATTTGCTGATGCGCTAAAGGATACTGTTGGCAGTATTTTTAGTTGGCCGAGGCATTTGTTAGAAGGTGATACTGACGAATCTCGTATTTTTAGAGAAACCATAGACCAGTGGTGGGGCAAGAGATTGGGGATTGAAAATTTTACCCCACGTTATGCCCTGCAACACATCGGAACTGATGTTTTTAGACAGCACTTTAATGATTCCGTTTGGATACTGAATGTAGAACGTAAAATTGCAACCCTGCAAGAACATGGCCACAGTGTTGTTGTAACAGATGTGCGTTTTCCCAATGAACTCTCAGCACTGCGTCAGTTGGGGGCCAAATTTTTATTGATCAGTCCAGTGCAAAAACCCGCTTGGTATGATGTAGCTAAGGGCTTTCCTTCATACAATCTCAACCAAGTCATGCGTGAACTTTATCCCCAAGTTCACGCTAGTGAATACGCTTGGGTACAAGAACAATTTGATGCTGAGATTGTCAACAGTGGTACGATTAACGAGCTTTATGATCGTATTGAAGAACAGTTAAAAGTCTGGCGTCAGGTCGCCGGTGGTCCAGGGCAATTTAAGGGTGGTTAGTTCTGTAGAACAGTTGCAACATACTGTTCTTAAATTTTTAAAATTGGAATTGGCTATATTATGGTCTGCATAATGCAACTTTAGTTGCTCTGATATTTTGGGCACAAACCCACAACGCTCACATTTGGACTTTTTTCTATATCCCAATACAACATTGTTGTTTGGGATTTTTTTACGACCTTGGCTACAGGCATAGCATCGAGACCGATAATGCCGTACTTGGTTCTTGATATAGTTGACTTGACACGGTCGAATTTGACATTCTTGGCATAAGGGCGGGGACATAATAACAAAGGACCTTTGGGATAACTGTATTTACTGGCAAAGGCAGTACCAAAGGTCCGTTAACACGGGTATTTTAAAAAAAATTACTAAATATTTACAACACTTATTTGAATAAGGATTTACAAAATGGCATTAGTTAGCCCAGGCGTAGAAGTACAAATTATTGACGAAAGCGCATATAGCTCAGCAGCAGTAGGCACGGTTCCTCTAATTATTTTTGCTACACAGCAAGATAAAACCGCACCCTCGGGCGCAGGCCTTGCGGCTGGCACCACCAAGGCCAATGCAAACAAATTGGCAATTATTTCTAGTCAACGTGAATTGGCTTCACTGTATGGCGTTCCGTTTTTTGAACAGTCCACTACCGGAACACCAGTACACGGTGGCGAGCGTAATGAATACGGCTTGATGGCAGCTTACTCGTTGTTGGGTATTACCAATCGAGTAATGACACTGCGGGCCGATGTTGACCTAGCAGCCCTTAAAGGCACTGCAGTTCGTCCACGTGGCAATCCAGCTGATGGCATTTATTGGCTTGACACCGCTGATACTCAGTGGGGCATTTTTCAATGGAATGCTGGGACCCAAACATTCTCAGCAGCTAAAACACTAGCAATTACCGGTACTAGTAATTTAACCAGTGGTGTTCCCATCGCTTCCTATGGGTCACCTGGTGATTATGCTGTTGTTACCGCCAACACCAATAATCCTGTTTATTATAAAACTTCTGCCAATGTTTGGGTAGAAGTAGGCTCGTCAACTTGGCAACAAGCTATTCCGTCAATTGTAGGTACAGCAGCTCCTAGCAGTTTAACTGCCACACATGACTTTTTACTCAATAGTGTTAATATTGCAGTACTTGCTAGTCCGGATAATAATCTAACTGGTGTAGCTGGAGCAATTAATACTGCAAGAACTACAGGCAAATTGCCTGGAGTCTACGCTGATGTAGTTAATGGATTCCTACAAATTTATGTAACTGACACTGCTTCTTCTACCAGCACTACCACTTCTGGTACTACTACTGTAGGTGCCGCAGATGGCAAATTGATAATTGCAGCAGGCACTATTGGCACGCCGTTGCCTACAATGGGTCTTACCGCTGGCACGTACGGTTGTATAACCACTGCATTTAGTACAAATGTTAGTATTCCACAGTGGCGGGCAATCCCTGGCGTTGTACCTCGTCCAACCGGCAGCGTTTGGATCAAAACCAACAGTGCAAACCTTGGTGCTAGTATTACACTCAGCAGATACAATTTATCACAAGACACATTCACGTCAATTGCGGCTCCGCTTTATCCAGATGATCAATCAGCTATCGCTGATCTTGACACCACTGGCGGAAAGCTGTTGCCAGTCAATTCAGTTTATGCACAATACAATGTAAACAAAACTGGCACTGTGTCATACAAACTGTTCCGCAGAACAGCCAACTGGCCCACCAAAGTCACTGGAACTTGGAGTGGTGCCGTTACTGGACCAACTTTTACCTCAGCTGACGCATTTACTATTCAAGTCAGTGTTGCAGGATCAGCAACACTGACTACAGCAAGAACAGTAACATTAACTGGCACTACGACTGCTGCTTTTGTTACCCAAGTTAATGGTCTAGGTATTGCTAATTTAACTGCCCAACAGGAAGCAACTGGGGCTATCAGTTTTATACATGCGTTGGGCGGAGTGATCGTATTAAAGAACACTACAAATACTCCTTTGACCACAGCAGGGTTTACTAGCTTGACTACAGGTGTACGCGCCGGCACCGCTAGCGACATGATTCTCAGCAATTGGGCAGCATTGACTTATGTAGCCGATTCTATTGAGCCATCTACACAGCCTGATGAAAATAAATTATGGTATTATAGTACCATTGATCAAGTGGATGTCATGATTCATGATGGTACAAAATGGCGTGGTTATCAGAATGTAACCAGCGATGCTCGTGGATATTCATTGAATACAACTGACCCAACAGGGGTAATTGTTTCAGCATCTAAACCCACTACACAAACTGACAGCACAGATCTAGTGCTGGGTGATTTGTGGTTAGACACCAGTGATTTAGAAAATTATCCCAAACTATATCGTTGGCAGTTGGTTGCTGGTGTGTATCGTTGGGTTGCGATTAACAACAGCGACCAAAACAGTGAATCCGGCATTGTATTTGCTGATGCACGTTGGGACGCCACTGGACTAACAGATCCAATTACTGCTAATTTAACTACCACAATGTCGTTGTTGTCTAGTGATTATCTAGATCTAGATGCACCGCTGGCTGCTGCATATCCTCGTGGTACACTGCTGTTTAATACTCGTCGCAGTGGATTTAATGTTAAAAAATATGTCAGCAACTACTTTAACCCTGACGATTTCGACGTTCCAAATTGGAGCAGTACCGCTACTTATGTCTCTGGCGACAAAGTTGTTTATACCAATGGCAAGATTTACAAAGCCAACACCAGCGTAGCAGCCGGTGTGCTGCCTACTACTGCTAGTTGGAATGTGTTGGAAAACAGTGCATGGGTCAGCGTTGCTGGTAACAGAGAAGATGGCTCACCTTACATGGGAAGGCATGCTGTTCGCAACACTGTGATAGAAGCAATGAAATCTGCAGTGGACTCCAATCAAGAAATACGTGAAGAGCAACGTGAGTTTACATTGATTGCTTGCCCTGGATATTCAGAAATGATTCCAAATTTGGTTGCTCTAAACAATGATCGACACAATACTGCATTTATTGTTGGCGATACACCATTGAGACTCGAGCCAACTGGTGTTAGTATCCAAGCCTGGAGCAGTGGTGCTAGTGGTGGTGTACTCACTGATGGTGCATTGACTATTGCTGATCCATACTTGGCTGTATATTATCCTAGTGCATTAGGCAATGACCTAAACGGCAACACCATTGCAGTTCCTGCAAGTCATATGGCTCTTCGCACAATGATTCGCAGTGACAATGCTAGTTATCCTTGGTTTGCACCAGCTGGTTCAATCCGTGGTCTAGTTGACAATGCAACATCATTAGGTTATGTAAATGCAACCAGTGGTGAGTTTGTGCAATTTGGATTACCGGTTGGACTGCGTGACACATTATACGAAGCAAAGATCAACCCAATCACTTATTTGCCCGGGGCTGGTCTCACAATATATGGACAAAAAACTCGCAACTCGATTACATCTGCATTGGATCGTATCAATGTTGCACGATTAGTTTGTTATCTACGTGATCGACTCAACAAGTTGGCTCGTCCGTTCTTGTTTGAGCCCAACGACAAGATCACTAGAGATCAGATCAAACAAATTACTGAACAGATGCTGAATGACTTGGTTGCCAAGCGTGCCTTGTATGATTACTTGGTGGTCTGCGATACAACAAACAACACACCGGTTCGTATTGATCGTAATGAACTTTGGCTAGACGTTGCAATTGAACCAGTAAAAGCAGTGGAATTTATTTACATTCCACTACGTATTAAAAACACTGGTGCTATTGCAGGAACTGTTTAATTATATAATTTAGGAGAATAAATCATGGCGGTTGGTTCATTAAGAAATTTCACAGTCCCGGTGGCTGGTGCTGGTGATTCTAGCGCCAGCAGTCAGGGTCTGTTGATGCCAAAACTAAAGTATCGCTTTCGTGTGACTTTTGAAAACTTTGGTTTAGGATCGGGAGTAACAGAGTTGACTAAACAAGTAGTGGACTTTACTAGACCGTCATTGGCCATGGACGCAATAGAAATTCCTATTTACAACAGTACAATTTATTACGCTGGCAAACCCAAGTGGGAAACTGTTACTGTTAATATTCGTGATGATAGCCTCGGCAATGTTTCTAAATTGGTTGGTGAGCAAATGCAGAAACAGTTTGATTTCATTGAGCAGGCCAGTGCTGTTTCCGGTATTGACTATAAGTTTGTAACACGTTGCGAAATTACCGACGGTGGCAATGGCAACAGTTTCCCGCAGGTGTTGGAGACTTGGGAATTGTATGGTTGTTTCCTTACACAAGTACAGTATGGTGAATTAAACTACAGCACCAGCGATCCTGTGCAGATTCAAATGACTATTAGATATGATAATGCACTGCAAACTCCGTTGGCCAGTGGTATTGGTCAAGGAACTGGTCGATTCAGTATTGGTAATTCTGCAGCCTAAGGAGTTTAGTTGTCTACTATTCCTGGCAGATACCTTAGTTCTAAAAACGGAAACAGATTCGGCGACTATCAACATGGTCGCCGTGTTTTCTCTGACAATCAAAACGAACTCGTTCCCAAGTTTAGTTTTTTATATCATGTTTATTTTGATATTAATGCCAACACTGAATCCAATACAGATAATATTAAAACAAAAACGCTAGGGCTAATGGTCAAAAGCGTTGACCTTCCTAAGTTTACGATACAAACCAAAGATCTAAATGCATATAACCAGCATGTGGTTGTGCAGACTGGTATTAAATACGACACAATCAACCTGCAGTTTCATGACGACAGTGCTGATCTTGTTAGAGAATTCTGGTACAATTACATGACCTATTACTATGGTGATGCTTATAATGATATAAACACTTACCATACTTCGCAGACAAACAGATACCAGCAAAGAACTTCTCAGCAATTTGGATATTCCCCGCGTGACAAGGTCAATACAAGATTCTTAAACAGTGTCAAACTGTACAGCATGAGCAAGGGCTATTACAGCGAATATACTCTTGTAAATCCCACAATTGACAGTTGGCAACACGG